CACCCGGATGTCGACGTAGAGTACCCCGATGGTGTCAAATTCACACCAGAGATCGAGGCAAGCGTCAAGCGCATCGAAGCTTTGTACAAGGAAGGCAAGCGAGCACACCCAGTGTTCACCGCCCATCTTAAAGACGAAGCTGTGTCCTTTGAGAAGATTAAGGCAAAGAAGACCCGAGTTTTCACTGGAGCCCCAGTAGATTGGAGTCTTGTGGTACGCAAGCACCTCTTGTCTTTTGTTCGACTTCTTCAGAAGAACAAGAAGATCTTTGAAGCGGCACCTGGTGCAGTTGCGCAGTCGGTTGAGTGGACCCAATTCTTGGAGTACCTTACCAAGTTCGGTGAGGAAAACATGGTTGGCGGAGACTACTCAAAGTATGACAAGCACATGATTCCTGCTCTGGTACTTGCCGCCTTCAGTGTGATCACCAAGATCCACCTCAAGGCCGGGTTCACGGTAGATGAGCTGCGCCTCATTGGCTGCATTGCTCTTGACACCGCGTTCCCAGTGACCAACGTCAACGGTGACGTCATTGAGTTCAATGGCACCAACCCATCGGGCCACCCACTCACTGTGATCATCAACTCGATCGTCAACAGCTTGTACATGCGCTACGCGTTCTGTTTGCTGAATCCCAATGGAAGGAACTGCAAAGATTTCAAGAAGCTTGTAGCTTTGCTTACGTACGGCGATGACAACCTCATGGGTGTCAACAAGGCTGCTCCGTGGTTCAACCACACGGCGATCCAGAAGGCTCTTCGAACCATTGGTGTGATCTACACTATGGCAGAAAAAGGAGCCGAATCACGTCCCTACATCCACATCAGTGAATGCTCGTTCCTGAAAAGGACATGGCGCTTCGAAGAAGAACTCGGAATGTACTCGTGCCCACTGGAGGAGGCTTCTATTCGGAAGTCACTCACAGTTTGGGTACCATCAAAGACAGTCGATGCGTACAAGCAGATGGTGGACGTGATCACCAGTGCGAACAACGAGTACTTCTTCCACGGAAGAGAAGTGTTCGATGTTCACCACTCATTTTTCAAGAGCATCTTGGAATCTGAGCCCTACTCTTTCTATGTGAGAGAGTCGACCCTTCCAAGCTGGGAAGACCTCCTTGAGAGGTTCCGGAGGGCGTCGGAGAGTGTTATTTCCAGCCAGTAGGTGCGGGTTTGGCAGCCCCACCTACCAGAAGAAATGTCAGGCAACAACGAAAAAGAGAATAAACAAGTCGGTGAGAGGATCCCCAGAAGTATCCTCCCTGTTGGTGCGCATACGAGTGCGTATTACCAGAGTATTAAATCTCGTTTTGTATTGCAGTCTGAGGACATCTCAGAAGCACCCACAACACAAGAGTCGAGCGCAAACCTAGAGATGAGCAGTCAGACCGTCACCTTTGTAGATAATGCAGAAGGTGAAGTGGTCATGGCGGGTTCGGAGGTGAACGCTATCGCTCGTGTGGATGGCACGGAAGATCTCCAGTTAGGGAGATTTCTCAGCCGTCCCACAGCAATCAACTCTTTCACGTGGTCAACGTCTGACGCGATCGGCGTCAAGACAACCATCAAGCCGTGGTACCTATTTCTCAATAATGCGAATATCAAGAAGAAGATCGATAATTTTGCGTTTTTGCGAGGTAAGTTGCACATCAAGGTCATGGTCAACGGAACACCATTTCAGTATGGACTCCTTCGAACGTGCTACTCTCCGCTGTTAGGTCTGGTCAATGACAAGATTCGGACTACAACGACGACGGAGCCACTGCTTACGCCGTACTCACAACAACCCGGTTTCTTCATCACGCCAGCTGCAAACGCTGGTGGACAGATGGAATTGCCGTTCTTTTATCACAAGAACTGGCTGGACATCACATCTTCTTCAGATGTGCAGAATTTCGGAACCATAAATTTTGTGACGTACGCACCACTTGGAGTCGCTGTGACCGGGGGCACCTCCTCCGTCACAGTCCAAGTGTTCGCATGGATGAGTGATGTCGAATTGATGGGATCAACCGCCAAGCTCGCCCTCCAAGGTGACGAGTATGACGAAGGATCAGGCAAGATCTCAGGACCAGCAAGTGCAGTCGCTAACGTGGCTGGCTACTTGACTAAGGTTCCCATCATTGGACCATTTGCCCGTGCAACCCAGATTGGAGCGACTGCCATTGGAAGCATCGCCCGTATATTTGGATTCACCAACGTGCCCGTGATCGCTAACGTGCATGGCTTTCAGCCAATGAATGCACCGATGCTTGCATCTGGACACATTGGGACCCCAGTGCAAAAGTTGACACTGGACCCCAAGCAGGAACTTTCCCTAGATCCCACGCTGCATGGGTTGACACCACAAGATGAGTTGTCGATTCCATACATTAAAGACAAAGAATCCTATTTAGGATCAGGGACGTGGTCAACATCAAACAACGTTGACGACCTTTTGTTCTGCCTACGGGTGAACCCCGCTCTGTATCAGCGCTCCAACATCGCCAACGCGAGTGCTGTTACGATCGGACAACGGGTGTATCACACGCCCATCTCGTACATGAGTCAGATGTTCTACAATTGGCGCGGATCATTGGTAATCCGTCTCAAGATTGTAGCCACGAAGTTTCACAAAGGTCGATTGAAGATCTCATATGACCCTCGTGCCGACATCACCAGTACGAACCCCGATGTTAACACCGTGTACACACACATCGTTGATATCGGAGAGGAAGATGACATTGAAATCGAGATTCCCTACCATCAGGACACTCCATGGCTCCTGGTCGACAAAGACCTGGGAGACAACTGGAATACTTCGGGATCACTCCCAAATCGTAGTGGTACGGACAATGGTGTTCTTACAGTTCGCGTCCTCACTACGCTGACGGCCCCAGCCTCAGGAACTCTGAAGCTACTGGCTTTCATGCGTGGTGGAGATGATTTCGAATTTGCGAACCCATCCGATCATATCGGTGGTGAATCGAGCAATCAAATTCCATCTTTCTTTGCACTCCAAGCCGAAGATATTACCAACGTCGTTCCGACACGGTATTGTCTAGGCGAGAAGAGTGTCCCGCATCCAGAGCGGTACGCACAGAACTTCGGTGAAGCCATCAATTCCTTGCGTTGTCTGTTGCACAGACACATGACGCAGGATACAGTGTGGGCGGACTCATTACCCGCTTCATCACTAACGAGCTTAGCCAAGGTCATTCGTATCATGCCATATACCCCAGGCTTTGATCCAAACTTAACAAGTTACGTATCAGCCAACAAGGTGGTAGCGGCCTCTGGAACTGCCCCCTACGCGTTCAACACCATGGTGCACATGCCCTTCGTGGCAGGAATGTACCTTGGGTATCGAGGAGGAGCCAATTACGTTGTCACGCCAGGATATGATAAGTACTCAAGTACGATCTCAGATTTCCGCGCTACACGATGGACGGCTCAAGCAACTGATCCTGAATACCGACTCGTGAAGCCCTTGGCGGGTGTGTTAGCTTCTAGCTCACGCTCAGCCAAGAATAACTTCGTGAATCGAGGAGGGTACCTGAAGGACGGTCTCGGTGGTATGGCTATCACCAACACCGCTACCAACGGTTCCCTGTCGTTCCAGCTGCCGGATTACAAACTAGCGAACTTTTCGCTGAGTGATCCAAACAACTACCTGAAAGGTGTTGCAGCAGATGGAACTGACCGACAGGCAGTCCTTGCTCAATTTTTGATGCGAACGGAAGCATCAACCAACAGTGACATTACTGTTCAGACACAAGTCGCGGCTGCGCCCGACTTTACGTGCCTGTTCTGGTTGTGTTGCCCCACCCTCGATTACATAACGAGCGCACCTGTCCCAGCTTAGGCTGGTGAGGGCACCGAGGCGTCTAAGTGTGTCGAATCCTGGCACCGCCGTATTGACAGGGGTTACGTACGTGAGAATAAAGACAAAAAATCCATAATGTTCACGTATATGAGAGGAATAAAAACAAATAAAAACTATATACTAAAGAGTACGTTGTAGTCGTACCGCCCTTATACCTCGTAAGGGACCACTCCACGAAATCGTGGCTTGTTATCATCAAGAGTTTTGTACTCGCGGTCTCAAGCCGCGGGGAAATTTTGCTCGGATGAAATTACAAGCTTTATACGATTTGGTGTGATGAAAT